TCAAGTCGGATCAGCCGCTGACGGTGGCGTTCACGCCCTTCGCGGAAGCCGACACCGGGCCTTCGACGCCCTTGCCGAGCCGAGCGACCGTGTAGACGGTGCCGGTCGTGTAGGGCGTGGCGGTGACCTTCAGGTAGCGCTTCTTGCCACGGCAGTCGATGTCCATGCGGACGACGGCATCGGTCGAGGTGCTGGACGGCGTCGGGATCGTGAACCCGCCCGTGCCGCCACCCACGAACGCAGTGACGTTGCTGTAGGACGAGTTGTTGTCGGACTCCTCGACCTTCAGCACGGTGAACGCAGCCTGGCTGGTGTAGCCAGCGTTCGCCCACGGCTCCTGGCACACATCGACGGACACGTAGGCGTAGCCCAGCGTATCGATCGTCAGCGTGTGGGTCTGTGCAGCCGTCAGGTTCTCGGTGTGACCGACGACGGACTTCGTCGCTTCGAGATGGTTCACTGGTCAGATCTCCTCGGAGGGTTGAAAGTCAGTCGCAGGATCAGCCGAACTTGAGAGCCACGACCGGGCCAGCCTTGGTCGTCGAGCCCACGTCATGCACGACCATCGCGTTGCGGGTCGTGGCGAACGTGAGGGTCTGGTCGTACTCGATGTACCGCTCGCTGGCCGTGCGGATGTTGATGGCACGCCGCTCGCCGAACACCGCCGCCTGCGACAGGTCGCCGAAGAGGCACGCCACCTCGCCGCTGGAGTCGGTGAGGGTCGAGTGCATCGAATGCACCAGCCGCACCGGGTAGCCCAGGAACCGCTCGCCGAACCCAGCAGCCACGTCGCTCGTGCTGTTGCCGCCGGGGCCACTGGCACCACCGGGCAGCATCGCGAGACGCAGCATCGCCGAGCCCCAGCCGGCCGGGCTGATGTAAAACGCTGCCGACCTGCGGGCGTAGACCGGAAGCTTGGCGACGAGGTCCGTGAAGTTCTTCATCGTCAGCGTGCCGAAGGTGTCCTCGGTGCTGGCGGTTGAAGTCACGACCGACGCGGAGTGAGCAGCAAGCACGATCTTCTTCGTGATGCCGAGCACGCCGTGGTAGGCCGAGGTGCCGTCACCGACGAAGCCTGCATCGTCGAACGCCTCGGCGAACGCCTGAGCGATCTCGACCGCCATGAGGTCGGCGAGGTCGATCACGGAGTCTTCGAGCAGGCTGTTCGGCGTGCGATTCGCCACGCCCCAGATCTTCGCCACGAGCTCGACGTTGTCGAACGTGGCGTCGCTCGCGAGCACCTCGGCGTTCTCGCCGACCGGGCGAGCCGACAGGCCACCCGTGCGACGGGCGATGTTGAGCGTGTCGCTCGACATCGGAACCCGGCGGGCGTACTGCGGGAACGCACCGTACTCTTCGACGAGCCGCACGATCTCGCTCGACATCTCGGGCGAGACGAGCACACCGCCGAGCGAGTTGACGCCGCCGGCCTGGGCACGGCTCTCGACGTTGTGATCCATGCACCACCGACGGGCCTCGGCGTCGCCGAACAGGTGGCCCTTGATGTGCATGCCGGCACGGTACGCCGACTCGGCAGACCGGAACGCCTTGAGCGGGCCGTGCGACACGGGGATCGCGGGGACGGTGCGCTTCTCCACGGGAGCGGCCTCCTCCTTGGCTTCGACCACCTTGGCGGGAGCACCACGCTCCAGCACGGCACGCAGCTCGAGGCTCTTCGCCTCGACGCTGCGGAGGAAGTCGACCTGCGACTGCAGCTTCTCGGCACGATCCTTCAGCGAGCGGAGCGACGCCTCCTGCTCCTCGGACATCGTCTCGCCGTCCTCGGCGGGAGCCTCGCTCATCGCTTCCATCTCGGCGACGACAGCGGCGAGTTCGTCGAGCAGTACCTTGATCTTGTCCACGGTGGCGGCTCCTGTGATCGGGATGCGGCGACGGACGCGTCACCTATCCCGAACCTACGGATCGACACCGGCACCCATCCAGTTAGAGCGGCGGCTTAGTAAACAACTTTGCGCCTGCGAACCTCGACCGACGGCAGCGTCTGCTTGTCGGTCGCGCCGCACTTCGGGCACCGCAAGTACCGTATTTGGTACTCGCCTGACCGCTGGCTCGACGCGATCACGTAGACGCCAGCCCGGCACTTCTGGCACGTGTCGCCACTAGCGGCCATGCTGCTTCATGTACTCGTGGAGCTCGGGAATCCGCCGCCGCAGTTCGAGCACGATCGCCCACGACTTCGCCCGCTGTTCGCGGAACGCATCGTATGACCGCTGCGCCACCTTCACGTCGGCGTCAGGGTACGCCGGGAACGTGACCGGCCCGACATCCAGCAGCGTGTCGATGCGTGTGATGGTGCGGATGCTGCGACCGTCCTCGACCGACCACGAGTCGCCGCCACTCGGCACCGTGAACGAGAACGACGAGCCACGCACGATCCCGGCTCGGATGTTCGCGGCGATGTCGCGACCGTAGCTGGTGTCGGGCACCGGGAACTCGTACCGCAGCCCGACCTCGTCCACGCTCATCGACAGCGTGCCGGGATAGCGGGCGAGCGGATAGTTCGGGTCGTGGTTCCAGAGCGCCCGCGTCTCGAGCGGCTTCTTGCGACCGCGACGCTCGGACACGATGCCGAAGGCACCCGGGTCGATCCGCTCGACGAAGTCGCCGAGGTCGAGCGACAGAACGCCGAACTTCGCGGCGTAGCCGACGATGTACTCGCGCTCGGCGTCGCCATCGCTGCGGCTCTCGACCGCCAGCAGCGGCACCGCCGACTCGACCTCGTCGATCGCTAGTGCTCGTCGTTCGATGTTCGCCATGATTGTGCTCCTGTCTTCGTCAGCCGCTTCCATCTGCCGCGTCAGCTTGCTCGCCCACGCTTGACCGGGGTCGCCGCCCCAAAGAGCCCACGCGATGCGCCCCGCACTCGGGAAGCCGTCCTGCCCTGGGCTCCAGCCTTCGCCTTGCTTGTCCACCTCGTGCCGGGCGAAGTAGCTCGCCATCCGCCTCGCCGTGTCCGGTGAGATGTTCGTCCCGTTGCTCAGGTCGCGTGCGCGAGCAACGCCGACTGCCGTGCCGCCTCGGCCGTACTCGTCTCGCCACTCCAGCCCTTTCGCTGCTTCTTCGCGCACGCCAGCCGGCGGCGTGAAGTCGATGTGGTCATACCTCGCCACGCTTCCGCCTCCGTGGCCTCTTCGGCTTCCACCCGCGTGCGTCCTCGGGCTCCTCGACGAGCTCGGCATCGGCCATCGCAACCGGCACCTGCCGAACGAAGTCGCCATTGAGCCACACGCTCACCAGCATCACCGGAGCGTCAGGCGACGCGGGCATCTCGATGTCGCCCAGGTTCAGCACGCCCTCGGTCATCACATGGTCAACCTTGCCAATCACGCCATCGTCGAACGTGACCCACTGACCCTCGACGATGGTGCCGGGAGCGGCACGCTGTTCGGCCCGAATGAACTGCGGCGAGTCATCGACCCACACATCAACCTCAATCCCAGCCTCGCGAGCCGCCTCGTCCTTGAGCCGATCGCCGACGAGCAGCACCTTGGCGAACGCTTCGCGGTAATCGCCGAGCGTGCCGGCGATGTGCTCTTGATTCTCGGGCGTGTCCGGCCGGCGGGACACCATCACGACCGTGTTTCCGCTGGCAGCCGACGCACGGGCGAACTCGCCCCAGAGCTGAGGATCAGCGGCAAACGTGCGGTCGAAGTCGATGGAGATAACCGACCTGCTGGCAGGCGTGGGAGCGACAGGCGGCTCCTGCGGCGGTTGCGCCTCTACCGCTGCTGGCTCCGGTTGCCGCTCGACCACGCCCGCGAGAATTGCGTCGATGACCGCAGCCGGCGTGCCGGGGAACGACGCGATGAGCAGTGCCTTGGCACCGTCGATCGTGAGCACGCCGGAACGATACTGCTCGATCACCTCAATCACAGTCGGTGCGTCTGCCGGCGATGCCGAAGGCTCCGTCATCGGCTCGATCACGACCTCCTCGACCGCCGGCTCGGGTGCCGCAGCCGCCTTGTCGAGCGTCGTCATGTTCAACTGAACGAACCGCACGTCGCCGCCATCGACCGGGTTCATGTTCTCCCACGAGCGGATCTCGTTCACGCTCGCGACACCGAGATTCCAGAGCGTGTTGTAGTACGCCGCACGCCCGGCAGCGTCGGCTCGCAGAACTCCGCGAGTGTCGAACTCCGCGAAGAGCGAATCGTCGGTGATGAGGTCGCGCGAGATCGCAGACTCGATGCGACGCAGCCACGGCATGAGCCCGTTGGTCAGGAAGTCAAGCGATTGCTGTTCGATGTTCGAGAACGACGAACGCGTGAGGTCGCCGACCAGGTGAGGCGGCACGCCGTAGATGCGGCACACTTCCTCGACGCTAAACCGACGCGTCTCGAGGAATTGCGACTCCTGCATGTTCGAGCCGCCGAGCTCAATGGGCTTCAGCCCGCCTTGAAGGACCGCCGTGCGGTGTGCTCGCTCGCTGCCTCGGTGCATCCGCTCCCAGTTGTTCCGCAGCGATTCAGCCGCCTCGGCAGACAGCGTGCTATCGGTGGACAGCACCACGCCAGGCCGGGCTCCGTTGCCGAAGTACGCCGCACCGTGAATCTCGCACGCACGAGCCAGCCCGATCGCGTCACGGGCGAGCTCGACCGGCACCATGCCGTTGACGCCGTCATCCGACAGCCACCGCAGGTGCATGATGGAGTCCTGCGAGTAGATGCTCTCACGCCCGCCATCCTCGCGATACCGATACCGAAGGCGACCATTCTCGACACGCTCGACCCGCATGCGGCTCGGGTGCAGCACGATGAGCTCGCGACTCGGACCGGCACCGCTGATTTCACAGAACGCCTGCCCATGCGTGAGCAGGTGCAGCATCATCTGCTCGCGCCATTCGTAGCTGGTCTGCCAGCCGTTCGGCTGCGTGTGCAGTACCCGATAGAGCGGGTTCTCGCGGGCGAGTTCCTTGCCGCCGTCTGGCAGGCGACGATAGAGGTGCAACGGCAGGCCAGCCACGCTGGTCGCAAGCACACGCACGCACGCGAGAACGACGGTCGAACGCAGCGCCGTCTCTGGATCGACCCGCACGCCAGACGGGTTCCGATTGCCGCCGTAGCCGCCAGACTCAAAGTCCCAGTGACGCTCCTCGTATTCCGAGGTTGGTAGCCAGAGGATGCGGTTTGATGGTGCGATCATAGGAAGAGGATGGAGGGTTCCGCTCCTGGCTGATTCTTGATCTGGTCGGTCTCCCAGCCGCCGAGGGCGAAGATGAGAGCGACGATCCCGTCAATCCTGCCGGTGCTCTTTTTCTTGACCGGACGAATGTCCTCGTAGGCGTTCGTCTCAATCGTGACGCAACCGGCCATCCACGAGAGGACCGGGTTGCCGCCGTGTCGGATCTTCTGCTGCATCACGAGCGACTCGAGCCTTTTGCTCGGGCTGCTCATTCCGCGAAAACCTTGGCTCCATCCTGCCACCTGCAACCCCGCCCCTTGCAGTTCCACCGCCAACTGGACGGCCCCGTTCAAGTCCATGAACACCTTCTCGACCTGATGGGTTTTGGCGTATTCGAGGACGTGCTCGCGGATCGCCGAGTGGTCGATGATGTTCCCGTCGGTTGCCGTGATGAACCCACTATTCACCCAGTGCTGGAACGGTTGGCGGTCAGTTCGCTCCCGTTCCATGATGAGGTCGCGAGGGCTCCAGAACATCGCGTCCACCTCGAACTCGTCGCCCTCGCACGGGTACAGAGCGACCATCGCTGAGAGGTCGGTCGTCTTCGACAGGTCGAGCCCGAGGATGCACTTTCGCCCAGTGAACGGCGTCGTCGGCCCCGCCGAGCACGCGGCCCACTTCTCCGGGTCAATCCATCGCTGGCTGGATTCCGTCCATACGCCGAGCGAGTACCGCAGCCACCCGTTGAGCTTTGATGCCTTGTTCTTCGCCTCTTGAGCGTCGGCGGCGAACGACTCCTCCGTCATCGTGATCCCCATGCCAGGGTTCACGCGACGCCAGACCGCCGGGTCGAAGTAGTCCTCGGTGCCGTCCGTTTTCGCACCGAAAATCCTGCCGTAGAACCGAGGGTCGTAGCTCGGGTCCGCGATGACCTGCTCGGCGTACTCGTGCTGCTCCCAGCAGATTGTGTCGCGTGAACTGCCCGCCGTGGTGATCGTGCAAAGCAGCGGCTCTCGGCGAGATCGGCCCGAGTACCTGAGCGCCTCAAAAAGACGCCGGTCGGGCCAGGCGTGGAGTTCGTCGCAGAAGACGAACGAGTAGGACGGTCCCTCTGCGGCACCGGCATCTCGCGAGATGACCCGCATCGCCGAGCCGGTCGCGTGCGAGACGATGGTCTTCCGTGAGTCCACGACCTCAAGCGCGTCCCGCAGGTCAGGCGATCGCTTTACGATCTGGGCTGTCTCGTCAAATATGATCGCCGCTTGATTGCGATCCTTGGCAGCGATGCACCCGAGTTCGCCTTCACCCTCCATGAGCAGATGCCATATCGAGAGGCACGAGAGCAGGGTGCTCTTGGCATTTTTCTTAGGCACCTCGAGGTAGGCGAGTCTGTACCGACGCCGCCCGTCAGTCGTTTTCCACCCGTAGAGCGGCTCAATCACGTCACGCTTGTGCCACTCAAGCAGACGCATTTCATCGCCAGCCTTGGCGGTCGGTGAGTCCTTCGTGTGGACGCACACGCCTTCGAGGAAGCCGATGACCATATCGGCGTCCTCTTGTCGGTAGACGTATCCCGGGACGTGCTCAGCCCGTCGTCTTGCGGGAAGCCTTGATGGCACGGAACTTTTCAAGCGCGCTTTGCGGCTTGTCATCTGACTCGACCTTCAGCGACACGCGAGCCGCAGGCGACAGCCCGAAGTCCGACTCTAGTTGCCGCAGTTGCTGCGAGAGCTTGTGAGCGATGCTCACCTCGGGCCGCTGGGCGATGTACTTCACCTCACCCTTGTCGTTCAGGATCGGGTACGTGTCGCCCTCGGCCTTGAGTTTCGCACGCACGGCCAGCCACCACTCGTACGTGTCGCAGTAACGGGCGAGCGCCTCGACATCCGCCCGCGTCATCACGCGGGTCGCCTGGAGCATCGGCAGGAGCTCGCCCCAGCGTCGGGCGGCAACCTCGCCGAGGTGCGGAGGCATGCAGACACCGTCGGTGGGCGGCTGCGGCTCGGAGTCGTTCAGCCGCTGCTTGCCGGGATTGCCGCGAAGGATTTTCAGTTGAGTCGGCTGCGGCTTTGGTCCGCGTCTGCCCATGTTTGATGCTCACAGATTGTGCTGCTGATGAACCTAGCAGTGGTGGGCTGTGCGGGGTTTTCGGCAAGGCAAAACGGCGGTAGCACCTACCCTGCAACGCTTACCTTCGCTCGCCCCCCCCTATA